CGCCCCGAGCGACATCGCCTTGAAGCGATCGTGCTCGAGATGGCAGCTCTCGTCGCAGTAGACATTAAACTCCTCGCCGCCGAAGGTGGCGCCGTTTCCCGATTCGTAATATGCCCGCACGCCATCCAAAGCTAATGGCCTCATGCGTCCCACCTCTTTTCCGTTCCTGCTACCTCTCGTCCCGCTCGCCCATGTACCAGACCACGCGGCCCTTGCAGACCACGGGCTCGTCGCCCGGGCCGGCGAGGATGTCGTCGTACTCGCCGCTGTGGCTGTCCGCCGTGAGCATCACCGTGGAGCGGCCCCGGGTGTAGTTGCGCACCACGGCGCCGTAGTCGGACGTCTCGGCGAGCACCGGCTGGCCGTTGACCGGCTCCATGTCGGGGTCGACCAGCAGCAGGGCGTCGTGGGGGAAACGGTTGTCCATGCACCCTCCCTGGGCGTGGACCATGAAGCCGCGCGGGTGCGCGTCGGCGATGGAGGCGGGGACCTCGACCTCGTCGGCGAGGCTACCCTCGTCGCACGGCTCGCCCATGTGGGCGAAGCCCAGCAGGGGCACCATGCGCGACGTGCCGCTGATGGCGGCCTCGGTGGCGTCCTCTCCCATGAGGTCGGCTGCGCTCGTCCCTAGAAGTTCGGCAAGCTGCCCTAACTTTGTTAGGCGAGGCTTCGCTCGGCCGTTTTCCCATGCCCCAATGGCCGCTGCCGACACGTCAAGCTTTTCGGCAATGTCTAGCTGGGTTAATCCTGCTTTCGTACGTAGCGACCGGAGCTTTTCACCAAATTCCATAGCGCCTCCTAACTGCGTTGTCTTTATCCTAAGCAAAAATAATTTTGGTTTAAAGCAAAAAGTAGTTGTGGTTCAACCCAAATTAGATTATGATTAGGTCAACGAAAGGAGGAGCGGATGCAAAACCTTAAGGAGTTTCGAGAAGCCGGAGCCAAGCGATTCCAGAAGAAAGAAATCGCCGCAGCTCTTGGAATTACCGAACCGACGCTAACGGCCATCGAGGACGCACAAGCGGACAAGCTTACGCCAACGATGGCGGACAAGCTGGGAAAGCATTTCGGCATTGACGGCAATATTTTTTTGGGTATCGACCCTAAATAAATTAGGGTGCAAACGAAACGGAGAGAACCATGAACGAGAACTACATCGACATCGAGCTGGGCGGCTGGAACATCCCCGAGGCCATCACGGTCGAGGCCGAGCCCGTCGAGGCCCGCGACTTCTCCGACTTCGAGCTGTAGGGGAGGGCGACATGGGAAAGCAGGTTCGCTACGACTTCGAGGACGTCGACGGCTCCTACGTCGAGACGGACCGTAATTAGATTTGACCGAACGAAAAGGAGAAAGACATGATTCAACTGATTATCGGAGCTGGTCTGGGACTCGGCGGCGTGGCCGCCGCCGTCGCCATCAAGCGGTATAACGAGGCCGAGCGCGAGAAGGCCGCCGGGCCCGCGGACCATTGGGGCAACAGGTACGAGGCCCGCATCGTCTCGCCCGCGTGCGCCCTGCCCCTCATCCTGACAGGTGCCATCATCGCCGCCACCGCCTGCCTCTACACGCAGGACACCGGCGAGGTCTGCGTCATCCGCAACCTCGGCGGCTCGCTCGCCGGCTCGACCTCCGAGGCCGGTTTCCACGCCAAGGCCCCCTGGCAGGACGTCGTGACCTACGACGTCCGCAACAACCTCATCAACTTCTACGGGGACACCGACTACAAGGTGGACGGCGGCTCCTACGAGGGCAAGCAGGTCTCCATCAACGACAAGTCGGGCGCCAGCGCCAACATCGACATCCAGGTCAACTACTCCCTGAACCCCGACGCCGCGCTCAGCCTCTACAGCGAGTACGGCACGCAGGAGAGCTTCGTGGAGAAGTACATCTCTAACGACGTCCGCGCCGTCACCCGCGAGGTCTCGGGCGGCTTCGACACGGTGACGATGCTCACCGACCGCTCCCAGTTCACCAAGGCCGTCCAGAAGGCCCTCACCGAGAAGTGGAAGGGCATAGGCCTCACGGTGGAGCAGGTGAGCGTGCAGGACGTCCGCTACCCGAAGAACATCACCAAGAGCTACAGCGAGGCTCAGGCCGCCGAGGTCGCCAAGCAGAAGGCCCAGAACGAGCAGGAGACGGCCAAGGTCCAGGCCGAGACCAAGAAGATCGAGGCCCAGGGCGAGGCGGACGCGAACGCGGTCCTCGCGAACTCGCTCAACGACCAGGTCATCCAGCAGCACTACATCGACGCGCTCAAGAGCATCGGCAAGGACGGCAACCTCGTCGTCGTGCCCGAGGGCTCCCAGCCGATCGTGGGCACGAAGTAGGGGCGGCGGCGATGTTGAACCTTATCCATGCGGCCGTCCGGGTCTTCCTCGACGTTCTCGCGGTCGCGTTCGTGCTAGAGCACACCCGCGAGCTTCTTGAGAAACATCGCGAGATCAACGACGCGCCCAAGCAGGTCGCAGGCGTCGTTGATGAACCCGGCGAGGACGATCGCGGCGCTGATGCGAGGGTGCCGCTCGACCCAGTCGACGAGCCGCACGAGTAGGGGGCCCGCTGGTCGGACGTGCTTCGGGCGATATGTCTGCTGTCTACGAATCATGGCTCGAAGCCTACCGCGCGGGTAACGCGGTCACACGGGTATTGCCGCTCAGGCAACCCGCGGGCCGTCCCCGGGGCGGCACCGTAGCCCCGCGGCTCTCCAATAACCATCCGCGGGGACGTTCCCTACCGGTGCCGTGCCGGGGGCGAGGCCCCGGAAAGACAAAAAAGGAGCCGCCCAGTGTGGAAAGCGGGGACGGCTCCCTGACCTGAAAGGAGGTCACTCATGGATTCTAGCAGAGCCAAAACGTTCCAGCAGATGGCCGACGAGCTTGGCATCAGGCACAAGCTGATGTACACGCTGCGCGAGGCGTCGAGGGTGACGGGGGTGCCCTACGACACGCTGCGCATCGAGTGCAAGGCGGGCCGCCTGCGCTCGCAGCTGCCCGAGGGGCGCAAGGTGGGGCGCATGGTTCGCCCGGAATGGGTCGAGCAGTGGATCGAGGAGGGAACGCATGGCATCGAGGCTGCTTAGGTGCGCTGCGTACATCGCGCTCCTGTTCGCGGTGTACGCCCTCATGCCGTACGTCCTGCGGGCGATGCTGCTCGCGGCGGACGGTATCCGCGTCGTGCTCGGAATGGGGTCGGTACTGTGATCGGAAGGAACTTCGCGTTCACCGTCCCGTTCGTGGCCGGCAAGCTTCGCCACAGGCTCGACCGACGCCACGCGCGGATGTATACGCCCACCGAGACCATCCGCAACGAGGCCGCCATCCGCGACGCGGCGCTCAAGGCCATGCGGGAGGCGTACCCGGGTCTCAAGGGGATGCTGTTCCCGTTCAGGGTCCCCGTCGCGGTACGCATCGACGCGTACGGCCCGCTGCCGGAGTCGAGGCCGAAGAGCATCACGTCGGAGCCTTACACGTTCAAGCCGGACGCGGACAACATAGCCAAGCTGGTGCTGGACGGGATGAACGGGGCTGTCTGGGGTGACGACAACCAGGTGGTCGAGCTCCATGTCGTCAAGTGGCCCCGAATGCGCGGCATCGAGCCGCATATGGACATACGGGTCTACCGCGGCTGGTTCGCAGGCACCAGGGAGAAGAAGAGAAACGGAGATTAAGCAATGGAGTACATGCACATAGACGTCCAAGTCGGTGGCGATGCGTTCGAAGTGCTGGACGAGTTCGCCATGAACCTTATCTGCCTCGCAGACGAGGACGGCGCCGAGATAGGGAAGAGGGGCCTGAAGCCAGCGTGCCTGCGCGGTATCGCCTACGGGCTTCTGTACAGCGTGAAGCTGCTGGGAGCCGATTCGCAGGACTCCGAGGTCTACGACTCCATTGTCGGCAGCGCCGGCCGCATGGAGCGCATCTATAAGCTGAACGGGCCGCGCGGCGTATTCGCCGAGCTGGCGGGCGTGGACATCGAGAAGGTCGAGATCAATGACGAAGGGGTGACCATCAATGAGTAACGGGATCATCGAGTTCAAGGACGACGCGGGCATGCCCGTCAAGTTCACCTCGCAGGACATCCGCGAGCGCCTGTGCCCGAACGCGACCGACGGCGAGCTGGCGCTGTGCGTGGAGCTTTGCAACCGCCAGCACCTGAACCCGTTCACCAAGGAGGTGTACCTGGTCAAGTACGGCAGCGCCCCGGCGAGCATCATCACTTCCTACCAGGTGTTCAACCGCCGTGCCAACCGTCAGGAGAGCTACGGCGGCATCAAGAGCGGCGTCGTGGTGATGCGCGAAGGGCAGATCGTCAAGAAGCGCGGCAGCGCCGTCTACAAGCAGGTGGGCGAGCAGCTGCTCGGCGGCTGGGCCGAGGTGCAGTTCAAGGACGGCAAGGAGCCGGCCTACGTTGAGCTGGCGCTTAGCGACTACAGCACCGGCAAGAGCAACTGGGCGAAGATGCCGGGCGTCATGATCGAGAAGTGCGCCAAGGCCGGCGCGTGGCGCCTTGCCTACCCCGACGAGTTCGGCGGGATGTACACGGGCGAGGAGATGGACCAGAAGGTCGAACGCGACATGCACGCCGGCACTCAGGCCGTCGAGGCCGAGAGCGTCGAGCCCGTGGCCGACCTGCAGCCCGTGCGCGACCTGTTCAAGCCGTTCATGGCGGCGACTGGGCTCGACAGCGCCGGGGCCATGGCTGCCATCTGCGCCGCCGTGGGCTGCACGTCGGGCTCCATGCACGACATGACGCTCATGCAGGCGCGCCGCGCGGCCTCGTGGATGGAGGAGGAGATCGCGGCCCGCAAGGCGCAACCCGAGCCCGCCGCACCCGAGCCGGAGCCCGCGCCCGTTTATGAGCCCGCGCCCGCCGAGTACGCGACCGACGACGACCTGCTGGGAGGCTTCTAATGGCAGACGAGGTTTTGGCGGTCGAGGCCGTGCCGCTCGAGGAGGACTTCGACACGCTGGTGGCGTCGCTCGCCATCGACGACACGCTCGAGGACAAGCTGGCAAAGCTCAAGAAGAACGTGGACGAGAAGCTGGCGGACTACGTGGACGTCAAGCGCATCGAGAAGGACGAGGACTTCAAGGCGGCGAAGAAGTACCGCGCGGCGGTCAACGACGTGAAGAAGCCCATCGAGGCGCAGCGCAAGGCCGCGAAGAAGAAGTACAACGACCTGCTCAAGACGTTCGACAAGACCATCGGCGAGATCACGGCGCCCATCGACGCGCTCTCCGATGAGTACAAGGCCGAGATCGACCGATACGACGGCGAGTGCAGGGCCCGCCGCCTCGCCGCGCTCAAGGGCCACTACTACGACCTCGCGGGCGAGATGGGGCCGCTGGTGCCATACGAGCGCATCGCCGACGACAAGTGGCTCAACGCGAGCTTTGGCGAGGTCAAGGCCAAGAACATCATCGAGCGCCGCGTGGGCGAGCTGCTGCACCAGTTCAAGTTCGTCAACGGCCTCGACTACGCGGACGAGTCCGAGAAGGCGTGGGCCGTGGCGTGGTGGACGAGGACCCTGCCGGCGGACTCGGGCGAGGTGGCGGCTGCGGTCGCCGCGCACCGCGAGGAGGTCGCCAAGGCTGCCGTACTCGCGGCGACCTACGAGCAGGCGATGGCGCCCGCACCGGAGCCCGAGCCGGAGCCCGCGCCGCTGCCGCCCGAGCCCGAGCCGATGCCCGTCGAGGAACCTGAGCCGCCCTTGGGCGTGCCGAGGTGTGTGCGGGTGGTCCCGTCGCGCCCCGAGCCGGATGTGGCCGAGGATGCGGCCTCGGCACCGCAGGGGGGCTACCGCGTGGTCATCGAGTGCGCCACGGCGGACGAGCTGCGCCGCGTGAGGGCCGTCATGGTCGAGAACGGCATTCACGGATACGTCGAGAGGATGTAGGACATGGAGGAGAAGAACCTGCCGCCGCTCCGAACGCCGGAGCAGCGCAAGGAGGCGATGGCGAAGGCCATCCACACGCGCCGCGTTCAAGGCAGCGTGCAAGGCGGGGAACATCCCGCCCGAGGTCGCCATCGAGGCACCCATCGCGGCAAAGCTCAAGGTCGAGGAGTTCGCCCGCTCGTTCCCGGGTATCGGCCCGGTCACGGCGCAGAAGATCGTCGAGGTGTGCCATATCCGCGACGGCCGCCGCGTGAGCGGCCTGGGCTACATGCAGGGGCCGCGCCTCGTCGATGCCATCAAGGATTGCATGACCGCAAAGGAGGACGGGCAGTGAGCATCAACCGAGTGAACATCAGCGGCAACCTCACCCGCGACCCCGAGCTGCGCGTCACCGCCGGCGGGACGCAGGTCCTGTCCTTCGGCGTGGCGGTAAACGACCGCCGCCGCAACGCGCAGACCGGCGAGTGGGAGGACTACCCCAACTTCGTCGACTGCACGATGTTCGGCAACCGCGCCGAGGCCGTGGGGCGATTCCTCGCCAAGGGGATGAAGGTCGCGATCGAGGGCAAGCTGCGCTACAGCTCTTGGGAGCGCGACGGCCAGAAGCGCTCGAAGCTCGAGGTTATCGTCGACGAGATCGAGGTCATGGTGCGCCGTGAGGGGCAGACGCAGGCCCAGCCGCAGCAGAGCCTCGCGGACACGGTGCCCATGCAGCCACAGGCGCAGGCCGCGCCGCAGTGGAGTGCCCAGCAGGCCTACGCCGCGGCCCCGCAGTCCGAGTTCTACGACGAGGACGTGCCGTTCTGATGAGGCACGTACCCGACATCATCCGCGACCACTGGGAGGCGGCCCTGTTCGCCGCCTCCTTCTCCGCGGGTCTCCTGTTCTTCTCTTCGCTTCTATGGGGGTGGTTCTGATGGCCAAGGACTTCACGGTTTTCGCCGACTCGATAGCCGAGCTTTACGACGATTACGACCCGAACGACCCCGAGGACATGAGGGAGCGCATGATGCTCGCGGACGCGGTGCTCATGTACGGCCTCCACGGGGTCGAGATCGAGTTGCCCAAGAACGTCAAGAGGGCCTTCAAGGGACTCAAGAACGCCATCGACAACTCCAAGGAAAGGCGAGAGCAGGCCAAGAAGGGCGGCAGGCCCCGCAAGGCCAAGGCCGAGCCGGAGCCCGAACCCAAGCCTGAGCAAAAACCCGAAACCTTGGTTTCCGAAAGCGAAAACCAAGGTTTTGAAAACGGGAAGCCTAGGTTTTCAGAACCCGAAACCGAGGTTTCCGAAAGCGAAAACCCTAACCTAACCTGTTCTAGCCTAGCTTTACCTAGCCTAGCTTGTGTTGATGGTACGCGCAGCGGCGACGTAGACGGCTTCGCCCCGCCGACCCTCGAGGAGTGCCGCGCGTACTTCGCCGCCAACTGCATCAGCGGCGACCCCGACAAGTTCTGGGCGCACTACGAGTCGCAGGGCTGGATCCGCTCGAACGGGATGCCCGTGACCTCGCTCAAGGCCGCGGCGATGCTGTGGAACGGCAACCAGAAGCGCCGCGACGCCGAGGCACATGCCAGCGGCAAGCCGACCGATGCCGAGATTCAGGCCGCCACGTTCAAGCCGACGAGGACGCCCGAGCAGACGAGGGCGGAGCTCGAGCGCAGGTGGCGCGAGGAACACCCGGGTATCGACCCGGCGAAGGTGAAGGCCCCGAGGGGGACGACCGCCGACCCGGTGGCGCTCAAGGCGTACCAGGACGCGCGGCGTCTGCTGGATGCGAGGGCCGCATGCGAGAGGAGGGCGTCATGAGCTTGGACGCCGAGAGGAGCGAGAACATGGGCAGACCGAAGGGGTCTGTGAGCATCTACGACGACGGGCCGCGCAGTGCCCGCTGCGAGACGTGCGGGTTCTGCGCCGTGAGCGAGGCGGTCATGACGGCATCCGGCGAGGGCCGCAAGCGGTACACGTGCATGCGCTGCCCCGACTTCGTGCACACCACGCAGGGGCTCGCCAGGTGCAACTACTGGGAGGCGCGCCATGAGTGATGAGCCGTGGGACGTGCGAGGGGGCAACGTGCTCGTGTGCCGCCAGTGCGGCAGGCGGTTCCGCGCGAGGGGCGCCCGCCAGCGGTACTGCTGCGGCTGGTGCGAGAACGTGGCGCACAGGAACGAGAGCAGGCGGCCCGTGGACGTGTACCTCGGGACGAGGAGCGAGGCGGGACGCGAGGTCAACGCCATGCGCGCCGCGCTGGCTGAGGGGAGACGAATCTGATGGAGACTTTGGAACAGATCAAGGCCGACGCGGTCGAGGTGTTCCATTTCGACCGCGAGTGCAGGCCGCAGGACAGGGCGCACGCCTACCTGGGGAAGTACCGCGTCAGGCGCGGCTACAACGACACGGCGATGCAGGTCGCGGTGACCGACATGATCGAGCGCGCCTACGAGGCGGGAAGGGCGGAGGTCGCCGGCGCGAACCTCGTGCAGAACCTGCGCCGCCAGCTGACGAGCATCGAGGCGACCGTCGGGGATGCCATCGACCTGCTCGACGAGAGCGTAGGGGGGGCGGACTGCGATGAGTGACTCGAGGGTCGGCGGCTACCCGATAGGGGTGACCGACGCCGCTATCGAGCGCAGCTTCGGTGGGGCCTGCGAGCCTAGGATGTGCGGGAACTGCAGGCACTTCTGCGGCAGCGACATTCACGTCGACTACGGCTACTGCCACCTCGAGTTCGAGCGCGCCTACGACGCGGAGGCGCCTGACCGCAAGGAAGGGTTCTGGCGCCTGGCGAAGTGGGCCGTGGCGTGGCTCATGGGGAACCTGCTGTACTGCGAGGACGAGTGCGGCGAGTGCCGTGACTACGAGGAGTTCGGGTTATGAATATCGACATCAAGACCGCCGACGGCGAGGAGGTCGAGCTGGGCGGCGCGTATTACAACGGACGCGGAAACGAGTACAGGGCGGTCGGTGTCAGGCTGGTCGACTATCGCCATATCACCGATGTGTCCCTCTCGTGCCTTACCGGCAAAATCGACAAGCTCTGCTGTGTCTCAATGCGACCGAACGAGCTTTACTCCAACCCACCCGACAGCTGGGAGAAGCTGGAAGAGGACTTGGACAGGGGCGCGGACGCGCTGAATTACGAAGCCTGCGCCTATTTTGGCAAGAGTGCGTGCGACTGCTCATCGTGCATCGCCGACAAAGGCGAAACCTGCGAAAGGGTTGTCATGCGCGACATCGCCGACCGTATCCGCAAATTGAGAGGTGAGGACTAATGGCAAACATCGAGCTACCAAAAGATGCGGAAGGGCGCGAGATTCCGCTGGATACCGTGGCGCTGTTCAACCGTGACGGGAACGTATATAGCATCGTACGCTGGACATTCACCACGGACTTTGATTTGAGTGACGGATGGTCGAACAAATGGCGTGCGATTACCGACCGTGGATTTGCACTCGACCCAGCACTCGTGTACCTCACCACGCCCGAGCCCGACACATGGGAGAAATTGGAGGATGACTTGGACAGGTGCATCGAGGCGGACGACCTTTGTTCGTACCACAACCAGTCCGGAGTGTGTTTCAAATGCATCTTGGGCGGCGACGGCCCATGTCATGGTGACTCGCTGGCACTCAAGGACATAAAGGAGCGTATCCGCAAGCTGAGGGGTGAGGACTGATGAACTTTGCCGATTATGTCGAGCTGGAGAAACGTGCAGAGGCACACGGCATGGGGGACGATCCGTCGCTGGCGCAGCTCCTGCACATCATCCAGTTCAAGGAAGCCGTCAAGAACGGGCACAGAAGGACGATGCGCGACCTCGGCATTTGGGAGAAGAACATCGCGAACAGTGTCGAGCAGCGCATAAAGGAAGCTATGGTCGCAGATGGTTGCGATGAGAGGATGATGTCAAATGGCTAAGCGTGCGATGATTTCTCAGCCCATGGCTGGCAAGACCGACGAGGAGATCGCGAAGGCGAGGGATAGTGCGCACGCCAAGCTGCGTGAGATTGGCTACGAGTTCGTGAACACCCTGTTCACTGACGAGTGGTACAGCGACGAGGCCATGGAGGAGCGCGGCGTGGTGCAGGTCCCGCTCTGCTATCTCGCGAAATCTCTTGAGAACATGAGCCTGTGCCATGCGGCCTACTTCTGCAAAGGCTGGGAGAATGCGCGCGGATGCCGCATCGAGCATGATGCAGCCGTTGCGTACGGGCTTGAGGTGCTGTATGAGGATTAGCGATGATGAGCGACGCGAGATAGCCAATACAGCAGCGGTTCGCTTGGCGAGTGGTGGCAGCGCTTGCAAGAGATTGTGACTGGCGAAATCGACTTCGCTAATCCACAGGAGACATACCGAGCAATTGCCGACCTCATTGACCGCCCGAGCGAGAATATCGAGCGTCCTCGGTGAGTTGGTCTCCGGCGCTTGATAAGGTTCTGCCGTGGCGGGCGAGCTTTAGGGGGTATGCGAATGGCGTGTAGGCCACCTGTAGGAGATGGGCCAAAAGGCCCATCTACAAAGTCAACACATCCGTTGAGGGACGAGTGGGCGCTCCGGAAGGGGCGCTCCTCTTACGTCCTGTGGACGGACGAGATGATAAGGCGGATGCAGGCGCACCCGGAGCGGACGGCGGCGGAGATCGCGGCGGAGCTGAGGGTGACGCCGAGCGCCGTGAGGCACGCGCGGCAGCGGTACGGGCGCTTTTCGACCGGAACGGATGGGCTGTGCATCGTGTGCGACGCGCGGCCCGTGTTCGACACGTCGGCGCAGGCGAAGAAGTGGAGGCTGTGCAAGGGGTGCTATCTGGCGGAGCGGAAGAGGCGGCTCGAGGAGGAGGCGGAGAGCAACCGCATCCGCCAGGCCGCGCACAGACGGCAGAAGCTGGACGGAGACGCCTGAGAGGCTGGCCGAGGCAATCGGAATCAAGCCGACCAAGATCGAGTAGCCGAAAGGCCCCGGGAAACCGGGGCCTTTTCTTTAAACGTTACCCCCTTTTTACGCTCGTGGGCAAACGCACGCGCTTGTCCACGTGCGTAAAAAGGTGGGAACGTTCATGTTCTCATGTGGCTATCTACCAGCGGAAACGTGATTTTGTGGCGGGAAAAGGGCGTGAAAAACTGACCAAGGATGGCATCGAGGATGCCGTCCGCCTGTGCCGTGCCGGACTGACCGACAAGGACATCGCCGCATATCTCGGCGTTGCCCCCGAGACATACAGCCGCTGGATAAACCATCCCAGAACCGACAATCAGCATCAACTATGTCAAGCCATGAAAAAGGGCGAGGTTGAGCGCAAGGCTGCCTTGGTGACGCGCATCATGGATGCGAGCGACGACAGCTGGCAGGCGGCGGCGTGGCTTCTCGAGCGCAAGTACCCGCAGGAGTTCGCCAAGGCGCAGCGCATCATGGACACCACCGACACGGCGGTGCTCAAGGCCGCCAAGGAGCTCGTGCTGTCCGTGCCGTCCTCAATCGGCGGGGACGAGTAGCCGATGCCGCTCACGAGGATGCAGGGCGAGTACCTCGCCAACTGCACGCACCGATACAACGTGAAGTGCGGGGCGACGGGCTCGGGAAAGAGCTACGTCGACATAGCCGTGACCATACCGCAGAGGCTTCTCGCCATGAGGGGCGAGGGGCTGGCGGTGATGATCGGGAACACCCGCTCGACGCTCGAGCGCAACATCCTCGAGCCGATGCGCTCACTCTACAGCGAAGACGTCGTCAGCCAGATCGGGCGGGACAACACGGCCCAGATATTCGGGCGCAAGGTCTACTGCCTCGGGGCGGATAAGAAGACAAGCGTATCCAAGATTCAGGGCGCCACGTTCGAGTGGGTCTACGGCGACGAGGTCGCCACGTGGAGCGAAGATGTGTTCCAGATGCTCAAGAGCCGCCTGCGCTGCGAGCATAGCCGCTTCGACGGCACCTGCAACCCCGACAGCCCGAACCACTGGTTCAAGCGGTTCCTCGACGGCGACAGCGACATCTACAGGCAGGACTACACGATCTGGGACGGTGCGCTGGCACCGGATGTCATCGAGGCCCTCATCAAGGACTACGGCAGCGGCGTGTACTACGACCGCTACATCTTGGGCAAGTGGACGCTGGCAGAGGGCCTGGTCTACCCCGAGTGGGAGGGCGCCCTCGAGAGCCGGTATACGGGCGGCGCTGTCAAGTACGCGGTGTCTTGCGACTACGGCACGCAGAACGCCTTCGCGGCGCTGCTGTGGGCGTTTGACGGCAAGGTGTGGCACGCGGTGGACGAGTACCGCTACTCGGGCCGCGACACGGGGCACCAGAAGACGGACGCCGACTACGTGGCCGACATGGCCGACTTCGTGCGCGGGCTGGGCAAGCCGCCCACGTTCATCATCGACCCGAGCGCCACGAGCTTCATCGCCGCGATGCGGCAGGCCGGGTTCAAGACCAAGAAGGGGCGCAACGACGTCGCGGACGGCATACGAGAGACGGGGGTGTGCCTGGGCAACGGCACGGTGCGCATCTCCGACGCCTGCGCGGGGCTGATAGGCGAGCTCGGCGGCTACTGCTGGGACGCCAAGGCGGACGGCGACAGGCCCGTCAAGGTCGAGGACCACAGCTGCGACGCGCTCCGTTACGGCGTGGCAACACTGCGCATGTACAAGCCTGCGAAAGAGCAGGTAAACCCATTCTTTGGAGGGAGGTAGCGGCTTGTCTAAGGGGCCTTTGGTGACCGATGGCGACCTCAAGGAGGCGGCGTCGGCGACGGCGTTCGCGGCCGATGCCATCGAGCGGCACATGTCGAGCGAGATGTACCGCAACGCCGTCACCGCGAACGAGTACTACCGCCAGCACAACGTCACGATCAACCGTTTCGTGCAGAAGATCTACTCGTGCTCCGGTGCCGAGGCCGAGGACTTCACGGCCTCGAAGCTGAGGCTGGCGAGTAACCTGTTCAAGCGCCTAAACGTCCAGCGCTGCACGTACTCGCTCGGTAAGGGCGTGAGCTTCGTGGACGTCTCGGCGGGCGGCAAGGACACGACCAAGGAGGGGCTTGGCGACCGCTTCGACGACGACGTCATGGAGATGGGGCTCAAGGCGCTCATCCACGGTGTGTCATTCCCGTTTTGGAACCTCGACCACATCGACGTGTTCACCGCCGACGAGTTCTGCCCGGTGTGGGACGAGTACTCGGGGGCGCTATACGCCGGCGTGAGGTTCTGGCGGCTCGACTCCGACCACCCGTGGCACGCGACCCTCTACGAGCAGGACGGCTACACGGAGATGGTGTCGGGTGGCAGCGGCTTCGACTTTGAGGTGGCCGAGGCCAAGCGCGCCTACAAGGTCACGTATCGGGAGATACCGGCGGACGGGATGAAGCTGGCCGTCGATGCGGAAAACTACTCCCGCTTGCCCATCGTGGCGGTCTGGGGCAGCGACGCGCACCAGAGCACGCTCGTCGGCATGCGCGAGAGTGTCGACGCCTACGACCTGATCAAGAGTGGCCTGGTGAACGACACGCGCGACTGCGCGCAGATCTACTGGCTTATCAACGGAGCCGGCGGCATGGACGACAGGGACCTTGACCTGTGGCGGGCGAAGCTCAAGCTGACGCACGTGGCCGAGGTCGACGCCGAGCAGGGGCAGTCCGTGACGCCGTACACGCAGGAGGTGCCCGTCGAGGGCCGCAAGGAGACGCTGGCGCAGATCAAGGCCGACATCTACGAGGACTTCGGCGCGCTGGACGTCCATACCATCGCGGCGGGGGCGACCAACGACCATATCGACGCGGCATACCAGCCGATGGACGAGGAGGCCGCCGAGTTTGAGCGCCACATCCGCGAGGGTATCATGGACATCCTTGCGTTGCAGGGCATCGAGGACACGCCCGTGTTCACGCGCACTCGCATCAGCAACACCAAGGAGCAGGTCGAGACCGTGTGTTTGGAGGCCGAGTGGCTGGACGAGGAGACGATCCTGCGAAAGCTGCCGAACATCACGCCCGACGAGAGGGCGAAGATTTTGGAGCGCAAGCAGCGGGAGCAGGAGGAGCGAATGGCAGCGCTGCCGCCCGCCCTGGCGGCGAACGCGAAGGGCGCCCAGGAGGGCGACGAGGGCGACGAGGACGAGGAAGGTGATGAGTGATGGCGGCATTGCAGGTGCTTGACGGCGAGCTGTGGCAGTGGGACACCGGGCGCGAGGTCGAGGTTGTCGGCTGCGAGCAGGTGCATTTCGCCAAGTCGACCACGGGGACGTGCTACACGGTTGCGGTGGCCGACAGCAAGGCGAAGATTCCCGACGAGCTGCTCCAGGCGGCTGGGCGCGTGTACGCATGGGCCTACATCACGGACGAGGCTTACGGCGGGCGCACGCGCATCGAGGCACTCTGGGACGTAAAGAGGCGAGCCAAGCCCGCCGAGTATATCTACGAGCCGAGCGACCAGCGCACCATCAAGGACGCGGAGACGGCGCGAGACGAGGCCAAGGCCGCGCAGAAGGCGGCGGAGGCCGCACGCGACAAGGCCGTCGCCGCCGAGGTCAAGGGGGCACGCGCCACGACTCTTGCCTCGGGCTCGGAGGCAACGGCGGCGATGGAGGGCAATGTGCTGGTCGTCGGCGTGCCGAAGGGCGACGCGCTGAGATATAGCGACCTCACCGCCGAGCAGATCGCGGAGCTCAAGAAGCCCGCGACGGACGCGGCGGATGGCGTGAACAAGGTCAACAACGAGTTCAAGCAGCTCAAGGCTTCTGTCGAAACGGCTGAGAAAAAGCGCGCCGACGCCGAGACCGAGCGCGGGCAGACCGAGTCCGAGCGCAAGACCTCCGAGACGGAGCGCAAGGAGGCGGAGACGGGGCGCAAGACCGCCGAGCAGAAGCGCGAGCAGGATTCGACCAAGGCCCTCGCCGACGCGCAGGCGGCGCTCAAGGACGCCAAGACGGCAGCCCTGAACTACCAGTCGATTATCGACTCGGCGGCTGCCGTGACAGCGCTGGGACTCAAGAAGGTAAACGGCAAGATTTGCCAGATGCGAAAGGTAGGTGCCTAAATGGCCGATACGCAGGCAACCGAGCAGGCAACCGAGGGGTTCGAGTACGCGGACCCGCTGGCATCGGACAAGGCGGTGTGGGCGCTTGTCGGCGCGGTGAAGAATCTGGGCGACCAGAAGGCGCTCGAGCGTGATGCCTCGACGGGCCGCTACGCCAACGAGAGCGTCGCCGCGATGGTCGACAAGCACAAGACGGGGCTGGTGTACACGTTCCTCATCCCGGCGGGCAGCCCCACCGACATCCAGCCCATGAGCGCCGCCGCGAAGCGCGTGGCCTCCACCGAGTTCGTGCCGGCGACGGCGACGAGCGCGGCTGTCGACCCGTTCGACACCGAGGGCGGCCCGTGGTTCCACGTGTCCGCCAACGCCGGTGCCGACGCCGACGGCGTGCCGTGGGTCGAGGCCATCGACGGCGTCGACTACGGCTTCTCGCGCGTGGACAATGGCAAGGGCAACAACGTCTACGAGATCGCGCCGGTCGTGTGGCAGGCGGTCGAGGTGCTGACGAATGGCAACCTGCTCGTCTCGTGGTCCGACAGCCGATTCAGCGGCTCGCAGCCGAACCCCAAGGCGTTGCTGCCGGACGGCACGCTGCGACCGTACATGCTGACGCCGACGTATCCCATGAGCATCGACGCCGACGGGCGCCCGCGCTCCGTCTCGGGCGCGAAGGTCGCCAACCGAGTGACCTCGCACGACTCGCTCATCGACCTGTGCAAGACGGCGACCACGGGCTACTCGGGAATGTCGGCCTACGACCAGTGGTACGTCAACTTCCACCAGCTGACCAAGACGCTGTGCAAGTCCTCCCAGGTGGACTTCCCGGGCTGCACCGACTTCAACGTGCAGATTCACCCGGCAATCGCCGAGACGGGCGTCACGCGCGTCGTCGTGACCGCAGCGCAGGCCGCGAGCATCCCCGTGGGCGCGTCGCTGATGTACGGCACCGACACGGGCACCACGTGCCCAGACCGAGGCGCCGCGGCGGCGTACGACGTGTTCGACGGTGCCGTTGTCGGCGGCAAGGAGACGCTCGCAGACGGCAACGTGGCGCTTCTCATGGATGTCGCCAAGGCGTTCGACACGACCGTGAACACATGGCTCCAGAGTGCGCCGTGGTGCACGGGCAACACCGATGCCTTCGTTGGCGACGGCCAGGTGGCGAAGGACGGCAAGCATCCGTTCAAGGTCGGCGGCGTCGAGACGGGACTGGGCCTGTGGGAGTTCATGGGCGATACGCTCTTCGTCTCCGACGGCACGGGCTTCGGCATCGCGGTCAACCCCGACACTCGCAATGAGAAGAAGAACGCCGTGGCGGACGGGGTGACCCCGACGGCGGCGTGCATGCCGACGGCGGATGGCTACATGCTCGACATCCAGTTCGTCAAAGGCCTCATCTTGGGAAAGGGGCTCGGCGGCTCGGCGACGACCGGTGTCGGTGACTACTTCTACTTCGACACCTCCGGAGGTAAGGTCAAGGGCACAATCCGTCTGGTTCGGTTCCTCGGCAGCCTGGGGAGCGGCTCGGATGCCGGTCTTCGTTGCGCGAGCTCGTGGAGCCGGTCCGGTGGGGCCGCTTGGGGCTTCGTCTCCCGGCTTTCTGCTACGGGCCGTAGCCGGGGGTGAATCAGGGCGTAGCCCTGAGAGGGGGCTGGCCCCCTCCTAACCCCAAACAGGGATTCACGGTGAGGGCGGCGCTGGTTTCTGGTTCAGTTCCTCGGCAACCTGAGGAACGGCTCGAATGCCGGTCTTCGTTACGCGAACTCGAGGAACAGGTCCGGTAGGGCCACTTGGAACTTCGTCTCCCGGCAATCTGTCTATAAATCTCTACTCGCACCGTGTCTACCGCGCCCGCCGCTTTCTGGCGGGACGCGGCTCAGCCTGACTCCTTTGAGTGAAATTTGTCCGCAAGGCTCACGGGCTGGTAGCCGCAAGGCGAACGCTCGTATGACAGACAGAAAGAGCTTTGATCTATGAAAACCTACTGCAAGGGCCTCGAGTTCACGCGCGGAAGCGTCGTCGAGGCCCTGCACCGATGGAAGAAAAGCGACTCCGGCAAGGAGAACGGCTGGCGCGTCGCCGACGAATACGGCACCGAGACGGCGTTCGTCGACCGCATCTGGCTAGAGCTCTCGACCGAGACGCTGACATTCGACCCCATCCGAACCTATCTGAAACACGACCCGAACAGCGGCAAGCTGCGCGAGATAAGCGTCGAGAGCATCAAGCGGCAGGTGTGCAACTACCTGTGCGTTGGGGCACTCGAGCCGCTCCTTGCCGCCAAGGTCGGCTTCTGGCAGGTGTCGAGTGGCGTCAAGGGCAAGGGTGCGGCGCTGGGGATGCGCAAGCTCAGGCGCGAGGTTCACCGCTTCGCCTACCACGTACACGTCGACATCCGCAACTGCTACGGCTCGATGCGGACGGCGATAGTTGAGGGTCTGGTGGCGCGCTACGTCAAGAACAGCCAGGTCCTCTACCTGCTCCATTCGCTGCTGTCGACGATGAACGGCGTCCTTATCCTCGGCAGCTACCTGTCGCTTCGGTTGGCGGCGTTCGTGATCTCGTTCGCGTACCACGCGGTCGAGGAGGCGGCGAAGGAGCGGCGCGGCAAGCGCGTGAGGCTCGCGGGATGCCAGGTGTGGTACGCCGACGACGGCTATTTTCTCGGCAACTCAAAGCGCTCGCTCAGGAAGGCCGCGTCCATCGCCGCGCGCGTTTTGGGGCGGCTAGGATTGTCGCTGAAGCCATGGAAGGTGAGGCGCAACGGCGCCGAGCCCATCGACTTCGCGGGGTACCGCATCTGGTGCGCTCGCGGGCGCCGGGTCGATCTGCGAAAGAGGCTCTGGAAACGGCTGCGACGCGCGTTCGCCCGCTACGGGCGCAGGCGCACCGAGCGCTTGGCGAGGCGCGTGTGCTCTTACTGGGGCTGGCTGAAAACGGCCGTCATGGAGCACCAGATGAACGTCAAGCGGTGCATATTCAACGCGGCGAGGGCCGTGGGTTAGGAGGAAAAAAATGGTTGTGAAGTCGGAGCGAACGGGCGAGAGGCCCGAGACGGTCGAGATCGCGGGGACCGACGTCTGGTTGCGCCGCGGCATCGCCGAGGGCGAGCGCGAGGAGCAGGGCGGCGAGGGCGGTTCCGTCAAGGTGAAGGTGTTCACCTACGAGGAGCTGCACTTCACCGACCCGACTGGCGAGCTGACGGTCGAGGGCGCAAAGGCCGACTTCGACACCGTCTGGGCGGCACACGAGGCGGACGGCATGAGCATGGAGGAGCAGATCGCATCGCTCCAGCAGCAGGTCGCCGACTCGCAGGCGGCCCTTCTCGAACTCGGCGACATCGTTGGAGGTGAGTAACTTGGCGAAGATCTACTACCGCGCCGTGAAAAGCGGCAAGCGCACGCTCGAGAGCGTTCCCGAGCGCTGGCGCGACGAGGTGCGCCAGATGCTAGAGGCAGACGGCGAGTAGGGAAGGGCCCCGGCTTCGGTCGGGGCCCTTTTCCGTTATGCGCGGGCGACCATGCGTGCCGACGATTGGAGGCGGCGCATGGCGAAGGATAGCGCTCACGAGTTCTCAGACGCCGAGATTCGGGCGTTCGAGCGCGAGGTGGCGGGAGTGTACGGCGAGGCGAGCAAGACGGCCTACGCCAACCTCAAGCGCTATCTGGCGCAGTTCGAGGCCGACGATGAGAAGATGCGCGGGCGGCTCGAGGCCGGCGAGATCACCAAGGCGCAATACAGGTCTTGGCGAAGCGGGAAGATCGCGGCGGGCAGGCGCTACCGAATCGTGCTCAAGCAGTGCGCCGAGGCCATGACGCACGCGAACGTCGTCGCGGCCGCCGCCATCGAGGGCAGGCTGCCCGAGGTCTACGCCGAGAACTACAACTACGGCACGTGGCAGGTCGAGAGCGCCGTTGGCGTTGACACGGCCTACGCGCTGCAGGACGCCTCGACCGTGCAGAGGCTGCTTACCGACCATGACAGCTACCTGCCCAAGCCCTCCGTCAACGTCGCCAAGGACGTGGCGTGGAACCGCCGGCTCATCGCTAACCAGATCACGCAGGGCGTACTGCTCGGCGAGTCGATACCGAAGATAGCCAAGCGCATGCAGGACGTGACGGGGGCGAACCGCGCGGCGGCGGTGCGCCTGGCGCGCACCTCGACGACGGCGGCGGAGAACGCCGGGCGCGTCGACAGCTACAAGAGAGCCAAGGGGCTCGGTATCAAGGTGCAGCAGGAATGGGTGGCGACGCTCGACCTGCGTACGCGCTCGAGCCACAGGAAAATTGACCGCGAGAAGGTCGAGGTCGGCGAGAAGTTCAGCAACGGGTGCCGCTACCCGGGCGACCCCGAGGCGCCGTATGCCGAGACGTGCAACTGCCGCTGCACGCTGGTGGCGTGCTGCGACGGGCTGGACGTGCTCGAGGGGGAGCGGTTCAGCCGCCTGCCCGAGGGCATGACCTACGAGGAATGGAAGGCCGGCAAGCCCGCCGTCACCGGCGCGAAGCCCGCGAACCGCACCATCTCAGAGTTCATGGACATGCCCGGAACCAAGCGCAAGCTGGACGTGGCGGGCGTATCCAAGACCGAGGCGCGAAAGCGGCTCTCGCGCCAGCTCGAGGACTACGGCATACCGTCGAGCGGGTTCAGGAAGATGTCGGCGGGCGACCAGCAGAAGGTGCTGGACTCGGCGCTCGGCACGGTCTACGAGGGCGGCGGGAAATCGAGGGCTAAGCCGGTAGAGCACTCAATGGAGTTCGCGGTGGATATGGGGAAGATCGCGAGCAGGGACTACAGGGCAAAGGTGTCTAAAGCCGTCGGCAAAGATGCCGCGGACGGCGTACACGCGAGCATAAGGCGCATCCTCAGCCACCGAGGGGGCACGAACGGCGAGGACCTTTACGCCATCGACTTGTCAACGGGCAAGACAATCACGAGCTGCGTTAACTCGACCGTCGGCAGCACCGTGGTCCCTCCGGCGAAGTTCGGCAAGAAGGTCGAGGCGGCAATCGGGGACGGTCGGCGCGTAGTGCTGCTCCACAACCACCCGGCCTCTGGCATCCCTAGCGCGGCTGACCTTTTGGCGGTCGGCGGCAAGGGCTGCGAGATGGGGATAATCGCAGCTCACGATGGAAGTATCTACACGTTCGAGAAGGTTTCCGAGCCGGATGCGTCCTATAATGTCGATGAGGTGAAGTACCTTAGAATCCAAAGGCTTTACGGCGGCAACGAGGACAGGCTGTTCCGGGCGATTGAGGAGAGGTTCGGTTTCAAGATTGAGCATCATGAATGACATACTCAACGAAGCCGTTAGCTATCTCGACGGAAGAGACGACGTCGACGCTATAGGTCACGTTCTCGATTCCAAGCCTAAAGCCGTTCAGGAGCTATGGCTTGAAGAGGCCAAATACGACGACGAGAATCGCAGGGAGTACTACGAGCTGTTTGGCCCGGATAAGTTCGA